TACAAGCTGAAAGACAACGCATTGCAGAGATGCAACAAGCGGAGCAACAGCAAGGAATGCAGGAATATCTATCTCAACAGGCTGCCGTATTGTCTGAATCACTACCGGAATACAGCGACCCAGTAAAAGGTGAAACACTAAGGTCAGATTTGCGTAAGTTTGCAAAGAACTTAGGATTCTCAGACCAAGAGCTATCAGCAGTAAGAGATGCTCGGCACGTTATGGCATTGTATAAGGCAATGCAGTACGACAAATTACAACAGTCTAAGCCTCAACTAAACAAGAGGGTTAGTGAACCGCCTAAGACGATTAAGTCTGGTAACAGTAATTCATCTGTAAATACTGACCAAGCTAAAAAGACTATGGCTCAATTACAAAAATCAGGCAAGGTGCGTGACGCTGCATCTGTCTTTGAAAACTTTATTTAAGGAATTATCATGGCAACATATCAAACCTATACCAGCATTGGTCAACGTGAAGACTTATCCAATGTTATTTACAATATCTCACCTACAGATACACCATTTTTAACCAGCGCCGGTAAGACAGCCGCCACGGCGGTTTACCACGAATGGCAGACAGACAGCTTAGCTTCTGTTAACACTTCTAACGCTGTGGTTGAGGGTGCAACTGCATCTGATGCAACAATCTCTCCAACTACTCGTGTTGGTAACCGTACACAAATTTCACAAAAAACCATCAAAATTTCTGGTACTTTGGAAACTGTAAACAAAGCTGGTCGTAAATCAGAAAAAGCATACCAATTGGCTAAGGCTTCTTCAGAAATCAAACGTGACATGGAAGCTATCCTATTAAGCAACCAAGTTGCTTCTGCTGGTGACTCTTCTACTGCTCGTGTTTTGGGCGGCTTACAAACATGGTTGAACTCAAACTACTCTGGCGGTACTTCTGGTACTGCTGGTTCTTTAGGTACTACTGCTCGTGTAACTGGTACAGACCGTGCTTTCACCAGCACTATCTTAAACACAGTAATCCAATCTACTTACACTAACGGTGGTTCACCAACAATCTTGATGGTAACTCCTGCACAAAAAGTAGTTGCATCTACATTCGCTGGTATCGCTACTCGCTTTAAAGATGTACCTAGTAATGTACAAGCAGCCATCATCGGTGCCGCTGACGTGTATGTGAGTGACTTTGGGGTTTTGAGCATAATTCCTAACCGTTTTATTCCTAACGCAGACGGCGATGACGTAGCATTCTTATTAGACCCTGAAATGGCTGCTGTAGCTTACTTGCGCCCATTCCAAACTAATGAGCTTGCTAAAGATGGCGATTCTGATAAAACCCAGTTGCTAGTTGAGTACACATTAGAGGTAAAAAACCAAGCAGCACACGGTATTATCGCTGACTTAACCTAGTAGTTAGTTAGATATGTGGGGAGGGGAAACTCTCCCCCATTACGAGGTCTTATGAGTAATACAATATCCAACGGCATTACCAATACATCGTTTATTGATAACGGTGACCAATTAGTTATAGCTAAGAGCCAAGACATAACTGGCATCCTTGAGATGAACAAGCGTGAGTACGCTGCTCAAGACGAACGTAAGAACTGGAGTGAGGATGCATTTGGTAACAAGGTAGCATCTATACCGCTTACAGTTTTCGCAGAATTAGAAAAGCAAGGCATCACTAGAGGCTTTGCAGTAATAGATAAGAAACGATTTAACGCATGGTTAAACGACCCTGATAACAGGGCATTCAGAACAAGGGCAGGGCGCATATAATGGCATTGACTACATACGCAGAATTACAATCTACAATTGCCAGCTACCTTGCTCGTAGCGATTTAACGGCAATGATTCCTGACTTTATCAGGCTTGGTGAGTTACGTTTGCAACGTGAATTGCGTATTCGTCAAATGTTAAAGGTAGTAACGACTGTTACTGTGGCTGGCGATGCAACGGTAGAGTTACCGACTGATTTCTTGCAAATACGTGATCTACACTTACAAACAAATCCAACTATGGTGCTTGAGTACTTATCTCCTAGTTCATTATTTCGCAATGCTCGTACTTCAGACTCTGGACTACCAAAACAATATACCGTACTTGCACTAGAATTTCAATTTGCACCAGTACCAGATAGTGCCTATACGTTGAGTATGCTCTACTACGCAAAACCAGAACCATTAAGTAACGCAGTAATAACAAACGTATTTTTAAGCGTATGCCCAGACTTATTACTTTATGCTGCACTTGGTGAGGCAGAACCATACATTATGAACGACTCACGTTTACAAACATGGGCTACATTGTATGACCGTGGTTTAAGTGCTTTAACCGTATCAGATGACCAAGGCGAATACTCAGGCTCACCAATCTCAATCTCAATAGCAACACGATAAAGGAAAAAATCATGTCAGAAATGTCCAATTACTTAGAAGACGCTTTAATTAATGTAACGCTACGCAATACAGCTTACACAACACCAACAACAGTTTATTTAGCTTTATACACAACAGACCCTACTGATGCCGACACAGGTACAGAAGTATCTGGTGGCTCTTACGCTCGTCAAGCCATCACTATGGGCGCACCATCTAACGGTGTAAGCGTATCAAGCGCAGACATATCATTCCCACAATGTACAGTTTCATGGGGTACTGTGGCTTTTGTTGGCATACGTGACGCATTAACTGCCGGCAATCTTTTGTACCATTCACCTTTGACAGTATCTAAAGCAATTGATGTAGGCGATATATTTAAGGTAGCATCAGGCAGTCTTTCAGTTACATTAAGCTAGGGGTAAGTTATGAGTACCATTGTAACCAGAGCAGGTAAGGGGTTGGCTCTCACCCACAACGAGGTTGATGCTAACTTTGTAAACTTAAACTCGGATAAATTGCAGTCAGGTGATACTGCTGCTGCCTTAACAATCACATCTGCTACCATCAATGGTGGCACTATCACAGGCACAGCACTCAACGGTACTCTAGGCGCAACAACCCCTGCGGCTGTATCTGCTACAACAGGTACGTTTTCAGGGGTTGTAGGTACGGCTGCAACGGGTGCGATCATTACTCCTGTTGGTACGACAGGTCAACGCCCTGCGGCTGCAAGTGGTATGCTAAGGTTAAATAGTACTACTCAAGCATTTGAAGGTTATAACGGATCAGCATGGGGTTCTATTGGTGGCGGTGCTACTGGTGCTGGTGGCGATACAGTATTTAATGAAAATAGTTTAGTTGTTACTACAAGTTATACGTTAACAACAGGTAAATCTGCCATGTCAGTAGGCGCTATAACAATAAACTCAGGTGTCACAGTTACAGTACCATCTGGCGCACGTTGGGTTATTCTTTAAGGAAAAAATATGGCTTCAATTATTAATGCCTCAACTGCTGGTGTAGGTGGTGTAATTACCACAGCCGACAATAGCGGTATCTTAAACATACAGACGGCAGGGACAACTGCAATTACTGTAAATGCGTCACAGAATGTAGGTATTGGTGTTTCAAGTCCTACTTGCAAACTGGATGTTCGTGGAAACACTTTTAAAATATATGATAGTGGAACAACAAATGCAAGCGTAGTCGTTCGTAATTCAACAACAGGCGATTCTGCAGGACTTACTATACAACAAGACGGAGTAAACACCCTTTTGTATAACAGCTCAAACGGCTACATGGCTTTTGCCACTAACGCAACAGAACGTATGCGTATTGACTCTAGTGGGAATCTGTTGGTGGGGGCAACAAGTGCGCCAAGCTCTACTGTTGCAGGAGTTCTGCTTACTAAACCAGCATTAGGGGTATCATGTGACTTTAGTTGCGGAACAACAACAGCAACAGTTAGACCGTTAAGATTTATGAATGGGAACGGATATGTTGGGGCGATTGCTACAAATTCGTCAATTACTGCATTTGAAACAACATCAGACGAAAGATTAAAAAATGATTTAGGAGTAGCAGTAGATACTTCAGTTATTGATAATGTGGTTATACACGATTTTAGCTGGAAAGTAGATAACCTTGTTGACAGGGGTGTATTTGCACAAGAAGCGCATTTAATTAAGCCTTTGGCGGTATCTATTGGTAATGATGAATTAGATGATTTGGGTCGGCTTAATAATCCTTGGGGTGTTGACTACTCTAAGTTTGTACCTGACTTAATTGTTCATGCACAGCAACTTAAAAAACAAGTACAAGAACAACAAGCACTAATAGAAAACTTAACAACACGACTATCTGCGTTGGAGAATAAATAATGAGTTCAGTCATAGTAGCTGGTGACACCAGCGGTTCAGTAACATTACAAGCACCAGCAGTATCAGGAAGTACGGTTATTACTCTGCCTACA